CAGCTAAATTATTAAACATTCCGTATGCCACAATCTGTGGATGGATGACTTGTTACTGGTTTTATAAGAGACCAGATAAGCCTATAATTTTAACCCTTAAATCAAAATTATGAACACTAAAATCAGCAGAGTCCAGGCATATTTTATGACCGGGTACCCATTAACAGTATTAGATTGTTTTAACGACTTTAAAACCTTTGAGCTGCGCAAGATTGTTTGCGTCTTAAAGTCCAGAGGCTTAAACATCAAAAGCATTTGGCAAGAAAATACAGAAACAAAGAGCAGATATAAAATGTATTTTTTAGCTAAATAATTTATATATTTGTAGTGTTAGCCGTTATCGACAATAAGCTACTTAAAAACATTCATACCCTTGCGGTTGATGGGAGTCGATACCCTGAAACCGCAAGGGTATTTTATTTTAAGCAAATGAAGAAAACATTTTATTTTAGCCATGATTTTGAGCCTACTTCTGATCCTAAGATACAGGCATTGATTTCTGAGTATGGTGGTTTGGGTTATGGGATCTGGTGGCGAGTAATTGAAATGCTACACTCAGACGATGACCACAAGCTACCTAAAAAGCAGTTTCTATATAGGGCAATAGCCGGACAGATGAAATGCGAATATGTAATAATTGAAGAGTTTATAGAATTTTCAATTAATGTATTAGAATTGTTAAATACAGATGGCAATTACTTCTGGAGTAATCGAGTATTTAAGAATTTTGAGCAGATGGATAAGGAAAAAGGGTGGCGTAGCAAAGGCGGAACTAATAGCGCAAATGCTCGTAAATTAAAAGAAGCTGACTTGCACTCAAGTTTAGCTGACTTAGAGATAAGCTCAACTGAGTTAAACTCTAGTTCAAGTAAAGAAAAGAAAATAAAAGAAAAAGTATATACACCTACTATTGGTGAAGTTGAAATTTATTTTAAGGATAACGGCTATACCAGAGAATCAGCAGTAAAGGCTTTTCATTATTACGCTGAGAATAATTGGAAAGATTCCAGAAACAACCAGGTAAAGAATTGGAAGCAGAAAATGCAGGGTGTTTGGTTTAAAGAAGAAAACAAGATTAAGAACGAGCAGTTACCTGCTCACCTAACCAGAGTATTAAATTGATACGCAAATTTAAAGACATCGCAGATAGCTTAGAGCTGATGCGCAATACAGGAAATCCTTTAGGTGATCTTACAGGCTTTTACGGTCTGGATATGCTTTACACGATAAAGCAAGGATCGTTTACGTTTATCTTAGCAGCTCCGCATCATGGTAAATCAGAGTTTGCATTTGAAATGGCATTTAACCAGGCTAGTAAATACGGCAAAAAAGCGCTTATATACTCACCCGAAACAGGATCAGTAGAGGATATATATGCTGAGTTTATTCATAAATATACAGGCAGACCGTTTTATAAATCTATTCCAGGCTCAGTAGAGGACAAAGAATATTATGAGGCAATTAATTACATAGACGAAATGTTTAACGTAGTGGATTCAGATGATAAAAGCTATACGATTCCTGAGATCATGAAACTGGTAACGGATGAGAGGATAATCATAACAGATCCGTATAACGAATTAAAACACCAAATGGCTGATTATAACGGCAGACAGGATTTATACATAGAGGATATTATTGGCGAGATTAGGCGGTACTGCAAGAAGTATAAAAAGCATTGGATTATTACCTTGCATCCTGCAGCTCAGCAACCACAAAAAGATGACAAAGGTAATACCTATTACGGAATGCCTGTAGCCAGAGAAGCAGCCGGAGGTCAGGCATTGTTACGCAAGGCAATGACATGGATAAATATGTGGCGCCCTCCAAAAGATATGAATGATAAGAATGGGCAACCTTATCCAGACAACATTGTGTTGATTAATATTGAAAAGGCAAAGCCAAAGGGAGCGGCTATGCGAGGCGAAATGGTACTGCATTTTGACTGGAAACGTAACAGATATTTTGAATTTCCTAAACTTTATGCATACGATCATGAAAAGTAGAGAGCAAATGGAGCTAGAGGCTGAGGCTTATGCCTTACACTACCAAGATAAAATAAAGACTTCTGAGACGCTTTTAATGTTTGCTGGTATATTATGCCACATAGAGGGTGATGTACTCTTATATCGCCTTAAAAGTGGCTTAAATGACAAGATACAGGAAGTGATTGATAGGAACGAAGAATTAAAACAGATTTATGATCATTTTTATAGTATGTCAGAACAGATTGAGCAATATAAAATTATGTTACATAAAAACAATAGCCGGATGTTAGCTATGGAATTAGAGAATGAAAAACTAAATAAGTTACTAAACAATTACCAAACATGGGATTAAACATATTAAGCCTATTTGATGGGATGTCATGCGGTCAACAAGCTTTAGAACGTGCAGGAATTACAGTAGATAACTACTTTGCATCCGAGATTGACAAATATGCCATGCAGGTTACAATGGCTAATTATCCAGATACTAAGCAATTAGGCAGCGTAGTAAAAGTAAATGGAGCTGATCTGCCTAAGATTGATTTATTGATAGGTGGATCTCCTTGCCAGTCTTTTAGCTTTGCAGGTAAACGTAAAGGAATGGCAACTAAATGCGAAACAGAGATATTAACCTTAACTCACTATCTGGAATTAAAAGCAGATGGCTATGAGTTTGAAGGACAATCATATTTGTTTTGGGAGTTCATGAGATTACTTAACGAATGTAAGCCTAAATACTTTTTGTTGGAAAATGTAGAGATGGGCGATAAATGGGAAAAGGTATTGAGCAAAGCAATAGGAGTAAATGGCATTCATATTAACTCAGCTTTAGTATCTGCCCAGAATCGTAAGCGTATCTACTGGACTAATATTGGTATGGAACCTGGCGGATTGTTTGGTGACTTATATTCTATTATTAGAAAGCCAAAAGACAGAGGTATTTTGTTAAAGGATGTTTTAGAGAATGAGGTTGATGATAAGTATTTTTTGAGTGAGAAAATGGTTACTTACCTAAAGTTAAATAGTGTTAATCAGTCAAAAAAAGGAAATGGATTTAGCTTTAACCCTACTGATGGTAATAAAAAAGGTTCTGCAATTACTAATCCTGGCAAAAATAGAATGGATGATAATTATATTAAAATAGATAGGCAAGGCAATGTTAAAAATAATCAGGATAAAGCATCTTCATTAAGCGTTGGAGGTCATGGACATGGCAATCATTCAGATATGGATTTAATTAAAATAGTAGCTTTAACAGAAGTAAGAACAGATGCAGCTAAACAGATACGCAAGGAAACAGGAACTAATCCAAAAAGAGCAAAAGAATTAATTGAGAGAACAGATGGCAAGATAGGTGCAATATTAACTTCGCAAACGCCTGATAATTTAGTATCTATCATGTTAGGCAGGAGTGAATCATGGGGAGCTCCAGAAAAAGAAGATGGAAAACATTTTACTTTATGCAAAGGTCAGTCACATGGAATAAAATATAATAACGCCATCCGACGCCTAACACCTTTAGAATGTGAACGCCTACAAACAGTAAAAGATAACTACACAAACCATGTAAGCGATAGTCAGAGATATAAGATGCTCGGCAATGGTTGGACAGTAGATGTAATTGCACATATATTTAGCTATTTAAAATGAAATATAAAAGCATAAAAACAATAGTAAACGGAATATCCTTTGACAGTAAAAAGGAAGCCGGGTACTATGGCATTCTAAGACTTAAAGAAAAAGCTAGATTAATACAAAGGTTTGAAATGCAGGTTAGATATGATCTGGTTGTAAATGGAGTTAATATAGGCTTTTATAAGGCTGATTTTGTTACCTATAAAAACGGTAAGCCTCTGGAGGTTATTGATGTAAAGTCTGAAATGACTAAGAAATTACCGATATATAGATTAAAAAAGAAATTGCTTAAAGCAATTTATGGAATTGATATTGTAGAAATTTAATACATTTGATAAAAAACAGGCAAAGAACAGGCAAACAGATTATGCCTGATGGCATAGAAAATTATGGAAATAGTAAAGATATCAGCTATAAAGGCAAACAGTAAAAATCCAAGACAAATTAAGGATGATAAGTTTAAAAAGTTAGTGCAGTCAATTAGAGACTTTCCTGATATGCTGAATAAAAGACCGCTGATCTGTTTTACTGATGTTGATAAAAAGTATGTTGTGCTAGGGGGTAACATGAGATTAAAAGCAGCTCAAGAAGTAGGCTTAAAAGAAATGCCGATAATATTAGCTGATGACTGGACTCAAGAACAAAAGGATGAGTTTCTGATAAAGGATAATGTAGGCTTTGGTGAATGGAACTGGGATGAGTTAGCTAATGATTGGGATTCAGAGTTATTAGATAACTGGGGACTTGATGTATGGCAAAATGATGACTTATCAAATGAAAATAATTATAACGGACAAAATCCAGAATTAGAATTAGATAAGTTTTTAAATGCAGAATTAAAAAGAATGTTTTTAGTTTATGACAATGTTACTTTTGAAAATGTAATTAAGTGGTTTAACAAGCAGCAAGAAAAGCATGAATTAGAAAACCATAGTCAAGTAATTTTAAAACTAATGGAAAATGAAAACATTTGAATTAAATAAAATTAGAGATTGCATAGGCTTAATTAAGCAAACTCCTACTAAAAATGATTATGATTTAGTAATTAAAGAAAATACTTTATTTACTAGGAACGGAGTTAATGTAGGTTTATATATAAAAATTAATGATCAATATTCTAAGCTAATAAGAAATGCAACTTTAAAAACTAAATATTTAAAAAGCAGCAGGACTAGAGGCGTTCAAACTCAATCTAGCATTTTTGGGAGTTTGCCAAGAATAGCCAGAAGAAATGATTTTTGCAGGTTTTCATCTCAAACAAAAAATGAAAAAGAAAATGCAAATATATTGTTTAACTTTTTGCCATACTTAACTGAAATTTATCAAAAATATTTACCTGATCAATACATTCATGATTTAAAAGTAATTGAAGAAAACGTAAATAAAGATTATTTAATTAAAGATAAATCTCCATTTACTACTGCAAATATTAATGTAAACCATGCAATTAAATACCATAAAGATACTGGCAATTTTAGAGGTAATTTATCTAATGTCTTAATTTTAAGAGATGGCATAATAGGAGGCGAATTAGTATTTCCTGAGTATGGTTTTGCTCTTGCGCAAGAAGATGGCTACTTAGCAATTTTTGATGGTCAAGCTGAAATACATGGAGTTAGACCTATAATCAAAACAAAAGAAAAACCATATAGGGCGTCAATAGTTTATTATACTTTAGAAAATATGAAGCATTGTTATCCTTTTAAAATGGAAGTAGCAAGATTGCAAAATGTAGCATCAGTAAGAGCAAATAACAGGGCAAACAATAAAAATCCAACAATTAAATAAGATTTGAAGAAACACACTAAATTATATTTAGCTTACTTCGGCTTTGATCAGGCAGATTTTATACCCTGCGAGATATGCAAGGCTCAGGCGCAAGATATTCATCATATCGAATGTAGAGGAATGGGAGGCACGAAAGAGCCTGAGAATATAGATAACTTACAAGCATTGTGCAGGTCATGCCATGTTAAGTATGGCGATAAAAAAGAATACAAAGAGTTTTTAAAGGATATTCATTATGATTACAAATACTCAAGAGTCACTTAAAAGAGGTTTAAATACTCAATTTAAAAAGGGTGTATCTGGCAACCTAAAAGGCAGAACTAAAATAATACCGCAGTTAAACGAATTACTAGCTGATGTTTTAGGCGAGGAAAAGGATGGAATAGAAGCAGCTAAAGCAATCTTAATGGCTCTAAGAGCAAAGGCAGTTAAAGGCGATGTTAGGGCGGCTGAGGTATTGCTAGATCGTGCCTATGGCAAAGCATCGCAGAGTTTAACAATGACAGGCGATTTTAGCTTTAAAGTGCCTGCACCTGTGGTTTATAATACCGCTCCGCCTCTGGCTCATTCAGAGAACGAGATTCAAGATGTTTAACTGCTCACCTTTATTTTATGAAATATTTGAGTCAAAAGAAAAGGTTTTAATAAATCAAGGTGGTACATCTTCAAGCAAGACCTATTCTATCATGCAACTGCTATTCTACAAGGCAGTTACTGAGCAGAGATCAGTCATAACAGTAGCCGGTGAATCATTGCCTAACTTACGCAAAGGAGCTTACCGGGATGCAGAAAATATATATGCAGATAACGTATACTTACAGTCTCAACTAAAGTTCTGGAATAAGACTGAACGGATAATCTATTTTA